AAAAATGAAACGCACCGTTGACATTGATGTTCGGGTAACCGAAACGGTTTCCAGGGTGGTTGCAACTATCGCGGCAGGCGGGATTCCTAAAATGGCTGAAGGTGGCATTGTGTCCCGCCCAACTCTTGCCCTTATCGGTGAGGCTGGCCCTGAAGCAGTAGTGCCATTATCCAAAATGGGAAGCGGCGGTGGCGATGTCAACATCAATGTCACAGGTGGGCTTTCAACTAGTGCCGAAATCGGTCAATCCGTTGTTAACGCTTTGCGCGCCTATTCGCGGAGTGCAGGGCCACTTGCCCTGAACATCGCCTAATGGCAGGTTTTCCAGTTGTTAACGCAGGCAATTATGACCTGTTAATTGACGCAGGTTTCACCGTTGACGCATTCACCCTAGATGATGCCGTTAAAGGTGTTTTGGACAATCCTGAATATGTTCTCGATGGAACAACCCAATTTGCGTCAGTGCTTGAATCCACAGAATCAATTGCTGTAAAACGCGGCCGCCGCGACATCGGCGACACATTCAGTGCAGGAACAATGACTTTTACCATTTTGGATGTTTCTGGAATTTTTAACCCATTTGATGAAAACAGCCCGTTTTACGATGTCAATCAAAATGTGCCTGGACTTGCACCAATGCGCGAAGTCAAACTGATTCGATACGACAACACCGACACACCTGAATTCTTGTTTCGTGGTTATGTTGTCAATTATGACTACAACTTTGAACTTGGCGGTTTAGATACCGTCACGGTGTTTTGTGCTGACCAATTCTATTTGTTGTCGCAAACATACATGGATGATTTCAACCCGTCAGCTGAATTATCGGGCGCGCGATTAGAAACCGTTTTGAGCCTGCCTGAAGTAGATTTTCCAACGGGTGTGAGTCGCAACATTGCTACAGGAACAGTAGAACTAGGCCATGACGCATCCTACAATGTTCAGGCTGGAACAAATGTGTTGACCTATGTTTCGCAAATAAACGATACGGCAGAATTTGGGCGTGTGTTTATGTCCCGTGAAGGTGTGTTCACATTTCAAAACCGCATTGGCAATACTCTTTCCGCGCCAGTTGCCGATTTTCATGATGACGGAACAGAAATCCCCTATTTTGGTTTAGGCATTTCATTCGAGGCAGATGCAGTAATAAATCGAAGTGTTGTTACTGGACTTGACGGCACAACGGCAACAGCGGAAAACCTGACTTCAATAGCCACATACTTCATTCAGACTTCAAGCATCACAAACAGTTTGTTACATACACAGGGCGAAATTGACACGGACGCTAGTTACCTTTTGAACCCTGACCCTGAAGCACGATTTACTTCAGTAGAAACCGCGTTCATGGCGTTGACAACCGCGCAACGGGACACAGTAGCAATTGTTGACATTGGAGACACCGTAACAATTGAAAAGACTTTCCCTAGCGGTACTGGCACAACCCAACTTGCCCAGGAATTAAGTGTGGAAGGCATAGAACATTATTTAGACATCAGTTCAGGCCACAAAGTTTTAATCAGCACCGCCCCAACTACCGTGGTTTACGAACTGATATTAGATGACGCAACATATGGCACACTAGATGCCCTGAATGCTTTAGGATAAGGAACACTATGGGACTTAATGCACAAACCTCAGTGCCAGTTTTTACCGCTGGCCAAATTTTGACTGCACAACAACAAAAAGAAATAAACACTGGAATTCCTGTTTTTGCAACAACAACCACCCGTGATGCCGCTTTCGGTGGTACTGGCGAAAAAACACTTGCCGAAGGGCAATTTGCTTACATCGAAGCAACTAACACAACCCAGTACTATGACGGCGCATCGTGGCTATCAGTTGGTGGCGGTAGTTTTGTTTTGGTTTCATCAGGTTCAGTTTCGGCAGCGGCGGCAATTACCTTGGACAGCATTTTTACAAGCACCTACCGAAACTACAAAGTATTTATTAACGGAACTTGTTCGGCAGATGACGCAGACATAACCTTTAGGTTTCGTGCTGGCGGTGCAACAAACAGCGCAAATAGTTATTCGCGAAAAGTTACATCGGCTGGCGCTTCAACCGTTACTACTTCAACCGCAACAGGTCAAACCTCATTTACATCGTTTTCAGCAACAGGCTTAACGCAGATAGTAAACGAAACAACTATTTTTGCGCCACAAGTTGCCATCGCTACGGGTATTCAATATATGTCGGGCGCGGTTTCTACTAACTCTTATCAGTATTGGGGAAGTGGCGTGTTTACCAATACAACACAATTTGACGGTTTAGTAATTACCCCAGTTAGCGGAACAATTACCGCGCAATATCGCATTTACGGATTGGCAGACTGATGATTATTCATGTAAACGGCGTAGACCGAGAAGCAACAAAAGACGAAATAGCAGAAATTGAAGCAACACGCGCTGAAGCACAAGCGGAAGCAAATGCCGCCAAACAGGTCGAAAGCGAAAAACAAGCGTTAAAAACGGCAACCCTTAAAAAACTAGGTTTGACCGCTGATGAAGTAGCCGCTTTACTGTCGTAATGAAATGGGCACTGAAGTTGTGGTTTCTCTCATCGGTGGTTGTTTCCTTGTATTGGTGGCACTCATTGGCAAAATCGGTAGCGATAACAAAAAAGACCACGGCCAAGTACATAAAACCTTGGGTCGAATAGAACAAAAAATTGACGGACACATAGAAGGCCACAGATGAGAGAACAAGACAAAGCAATGCTGGCAAGTTACGCACGCTCATTAGTAGGCGCACTTGTCGCCGTTTATTCAACAGGAACAGTTGACCCGCGTGACTATGCAAAAGGTGCGATTGCCGCAATCATTCCACCCGTGATGCGTTGGGTGAACAAAAACGATAAAGGTTTTGGGCGTGACAGTACCCCACAAGCATAAAGTTGTTTTTCCAACAGTTGTTGCGCATTGTCGCGCTGGCGAAATCCCGGCAAACATGTTGGTAGATGTAAAACCTTATGGAAAACTACTGTTTTGCGCTGCCGATGCTTGGCAAGCTTTAAAAGAGCGAGCACACAAAGAGGGCATAACAATTTTTAAACCGACATCACAAAACGATACATACAGGTCAATCACTTTGCAATTGCAAGCATGGAACGCACGCATGACAACAGTTCCACTTGAAGGCGTTAAACCTAAATGGTTTGACGGAAAGAATTGGTATTTGAAACCTGGCAACGCACCAATAGCGCAACCTGGAAAGTCACATCACAACTGGGGAATTTCAGTAGATGTATTTGAAGCATCAGGCGAACGATTTGAATTCATGAAAGCGCACTGCCTCGAATACGGGTTCAGTTGGGAATTGGATTCCGAGCCATGGCACATCAATTATTTTGTTGGCGATAAAACCCCTGATGCAGTCAGGGCATGGAAAAACGCCAAATCCTTGCAATAGCATTACCTGTGCTTTAGGGTGGAAATCACCCGATGAAAGGAATCTTATTTATGACCTTTACAGCACCCAAAATTCTTGCAGGGCTCATTTCTGCACTACTGGGGTTTACGGCTTTCCTAGGCCCTCAGGATGCCCAATCCAGCCCACCTAGCACCATGCTGGCTGTTGCCCCATACCTGATAGAACCCTCAACAACGACTTCCAGCACGCTTTACATAGACCCCTATGCAACAGCACCCGCACAGTTCGCCGCGCTAGCAATCAATTTGGGTTGGCCAGTCAGCGAATACAACAAACTAATAAAAGTGATAGAACGCGAAAGCAACGGGGTAGCCCTCGCACACAACGAGGATGACCCTAACAGTGGCAGTTATGGCCTTATGCAAATCAATGGGTTTTGGTGTCGCGGTGAAAACTCATTCCTGCAAAAAGCGGGCCTGTTGACATCATGCGAAATGTTGTTAGACCCACAAATTAACTTGCGCGCAGGGCTAATAATTTTTAACCGTTCGGGATGGTCACCGTGGAGAACAGCATAATGAGCGAAGGCGTGGCATGGAATCAAGGCGAACTTTCTGAGGAAACACGCAAATTGATTTTGGAAGCGGGCAACATTCGACACCAAATGACTGTGTTTAATTTGCTAGATGAAATTGCGCGCCCGCATCATGCGCCGCGTAAATTCCGTGATGACCACCTAATCCGCGGACTAAGGAACATGCTTATTGACTTCCAACTCAGTGGCCAGGATGACTACGCCGAATGTGTTATCTTGGCAATTGAAGGCCTTGGCGGCCAGATTAAACCCGACTAACAAAGGAATTCCCGACATGAGCGAACAATACGAAATGTTTACATCCACCATTGGGCTTGGTGGCCACAAAACAAAAGTGGCAATAGACCATCCAAGCGTGGCAGTGCGTCACGATGCTGGCGACACATCACGCGAAGCCGCCGAAAAAGCAAAACCACACGCTGGCAAGCAACGCGAACTTATTCACTTTTGGATTAAATGGGCTGCAAAGTCCGAAGCAAAAGGAATGACAGCCGATGAAATTTCAACGCTGTTGTTACTACCTGCACAATCTGTTTCTGCACGCATTAACGGCCTGCACAAAGATGGCTACATAACCGATAGCGGTTTACGCCGCAAAACCCGTTACGGCCGCAATGCAATTGTTTGGGTGGCTTGCTGATGGCATTTGACCTTTCCAACTACGAAACAGTCGAATCACGCCTAGCGCGATGGTGGGCCGCATACCCCAACGGGCGTATATATACCTGCATGATGAACTATTCAGGCGATGTGTGCGTTTTCCGCGCTGAACTGTACGCAGACAAAGACGACAAAGACCCAATGGCCAGCGGT